AAGACGTTCTTCTAATGGAGATACACAAGACATAGGCTTCTACTCAAACGGAGATTTGGACACCACGGCACTCCTTGCTTTTGTGAATACAGAACACACGATTGCGGATGAGGGCTTTTCAAGTAGCACGGGGTGGCTGTTGGGAACGGGTGTAAGTATAACGGAAGGAGTTTTGAGAGCGAACACATCGGGCTCAGCAATTCTTGCTTATAAGTCGTTTAGCACTTTTGGGGCGAATCAAATTCGGGTAACATTTACCATTTCAAATTACGTCAGCGGTCGTGTAAAATACAGAGATTTCGGTGGCGTAACGGGAACATCAAGGTCAGCAAATGGAACGTATATAGAAACGCTGACCGCATCTACGGCAAACGTTAATACAAATCATGGTTTTGTGATGGACGACAGCTTTGTGGGTGATATTGATGACTTTGAGATTGTTCAGATAACCGCAGACGGAGCGGTCACAACTTGGTACGACCAATCAGGCAATAGTGATGCGACGCAGACAACTGACTCCGAGCAGCCACTTATCGTAAGTGGCGGAGCATTGGTGACTGAAGGTGACAGGCCCGCGATGTCTTTGGTTGATGGTCAATACTTTGACAACGCAGGTATTTACCCCTACTCACGATTTGATTTCTTTAGCGTGTCTAAAATCACAGACACAACGGGAATGTTCCTTACGTTTGACACGGGAGGTGGTAAGTATTCATGGGTGTACGGTCAAGGCTCTGCAAACACAACTTTCTACTCATCATTCGGTACACCAACTATGTACTCGAATAGTGTGTTGCAGTCTATATCAGACAGAGGCGATGTGTACAATGCATACAATGGTCATAAGATAATCACCACTTTGGGTGGTGACACATCAAGTTGGACTGATGGTAAGTTCTTTGCCTATACATCTCCATTCGGAGTGTCAGGAACTGTTCAGGAGATTATTTCTTTTGACTCCGACCAATCTTCAACCCGCCTTGGCATTGAGGGAAACATCGGGCGTTACTACAACATTGATGGGTTTAGAGATGGGTTTGTTACCAAGTGGTACGACCAATCTAACAACAACAACCACTTGGAGAATGCATCCGCTTCTCAGCAGCCTAAGATTGTTGAGGGTGGTGTGATGATTACTGAGAATGGAAGTCCCGCCATTGAGTTCAATAGGACAGGTGAAGACGAAATACTGTCTGCTGCTGCATCATTTATTCAGCCGATGACACACTTTTTTGTCCGTAGAATGCCTGATTTGGGAGGTAGTACTCAAATTCCTTTGTCTTATGCCTCAGGTTCATCAACGCCTTGGGGTGAGGTTTATTTGTCGGTTGGACAATTTAGAATGCACTTTGGGAATTATTTAGGAACATTTGAGGCTGTCGAAGATTTGTTATTGCAGTATGTTCTTGCAGATGGAACAGACAGTACCATAGCCTACAATGGAGCGGAAGGAGAAACAGGGAATGCGGGTACTCAAAGTATTACCGGACTTCATGTAGGCCGTAACGGTGATGGGGGTTCAAGGTGTCATGTCAAGGCTCAGGAACTGATTGTGTACCAAAGAGACGCAAGCGCAATCAGAGAAAGAATAGAAGAAATTATTAACCGACATTACAGAATTTACCTATAACTATGTATTACATCGGAACAAGAGAGGAGTGTGTTGCCTACGACGAGAAGGTGACTGCCACGAAGAACTACGACGGAGTTCACACGGTCAATTGGGCCAACCCACGCCAACATCCAACGGATGAGGCTTATGCTATTGTCGCCTGCTCAGGAGTTGAGCCTGACGAGGAGAGCAGCCTTCAGCTTGTTGAGCAGCTTGGTGAGGATTGGACTCCTGCCGAGCCATGAAGCACTTTAAGATAGAGGAGTTTGACAGCCCCGATATGCCGGGCAGCGGTCAGAACATGGACATTGAGTTTCTTGAGAAGCTTGATATGCTCCGTGGAGCGTGCGGGTTTCCATTCAAAATAAACTCAGGCTATAGGTCAAAGCTGCATAATGCTAAGGTTGGGGGGAAACCGGGTAGCAGTCATACAAAAGGCTTAGCCGTTGATATTCACTGCACTGAGAGTTCCAAGCGTTGTAAGATTGTACAGCACGCCCTGAATATGGGCATTACACGCATAGGAATCGCCAATACATTCGTACATTTGGATGTCGATAATGACAAAGCATCTAATGTAATTTGGACATACTGATGAAGTTTGATTTAGGAGAGTTTGGAATAAATGTCGGGCTTATGATTGGTGGTTTTTTTGGTTCACTTATTACGGTAAAAAACAAGAGGTCTCTTAAAGAGCAGCTACTCAGTATCGTTACAGGAACAATGTCAGCCAACTATCTCGCTCCGGTTCTGATAGATTGGTTTAATCTCACAGGTTCGTCGCAGTACGGCACAGCGTTTATCGTAGGCTTTGGCGGGCTCAAAATGGTAGAAGCGGTTTATGAAAAGTTTATCAATAAGGCAACTTCGTGAACAGGATACTGAAGGAGGTTGCACAGTGGGTGGTAGTTGCAGCTCTTGCCTTTGGAGTATTTGCTTGGCTAGAGTTTAAGCTCGTCATGCCCGCGATGGAGAAGGACATTATCGACCACCTCCCTAGCGACACCATTATTCATGAGATTGAGGTTCATGTCCCCGTTCCTCACTACATCGACTCAATCGTCTACAAGACAAAGTGGGACACCATTCCTCCCGTATACATTTGGGATACCATCCGCGCAGACATTGATACGTCTGCAATTATCAAGGACTACTTCTCTCGCATAAACTACGCAGACACAGTCAAGAACGACAGCAGTGCTTTGATTGTAGTCAATGAGGTCGTACACATGAATCGCATACAGCAGAGGAATGTGTTATTCAAGAACAACAGAAAGACTGCCGTGATTGCTCCACCTGACAACAATGGTCTGTTGTTGGGCGTTGGTGCTTTACAAGATGGCGTAATGGTGTCCGTAGGATATCGCCTAAACAAAAATTCTCTTAGCCTTTCAAGAGTGAGCAATCAATGGGGATTGCTGTATCAGTATCAGATAGACTGACACTCTGAAAAATAGTTACATTTGTGAAAAATCAAATGTAATGGCAAAGACCAAGACGGTTACTTCAGAAGAGCTTAAAGAACTCCAAGGTTTACAGGGAGCATTGACTCAACTAAAAATGAGGTTGGGTGATATTGAGCTTCATCGTCAAGACACTCTCAGAAAAGTTGAGGAGCTTAGAGTTGCTACAGCAACCACAGAGCAGAAGTTGATTGACAAGTACGGAGAAGATTCCGTCATCAATGTTCAGACAGGAGAGATTACTACTAAGGAATGAAAGGGGTATTGCGTAAAATAGTTGTTGGGTCTGACTACAAGAACGGGATGGCGTTTATTGTAGGGCAGTCTGTTATCAATAACACTGCACGCATACACTCTATTTCTTTTGACCCAAAGCAAGATGAGTATCAGGTCAATATTTATTACAACAAGAAGCCTGATGAAATCTTTTGTTGGAAGGAATTTCCGAGGGTTATAGTTTCTAAGGAAAACGATTTGAACGCTATATGATGCAATCTCCAAATAACTTTATAGTTAGACCCGTAGAGGGGAAGAGATATAGCAACACAAAAAACATAGGAGGCATTGACTTTGTGGTAAGCACATCTGAAGAAGACCACAAGTTTTCAAACAGATTGGCTGAGGTCATAGAACTCCCTCTTCGGTACTCAGGGCCTGTAAGAAAAGGCGACCAACTTATTGTGCATCACAATGCCTTTAAGTTTTACAATGATATGTACGGCAGGAGAAAAAGCGGCAAGTCTTTTCTTAGGGAGGATTTGTTTCTTATTGACGACTTACAGTTTTATGCTTACAAGTCAGATGGTGTTTGGTCTGCGGTAGACAAGTATTGTTTTGTGTTGCCTGTTCCTGTAAAGGAATCTGTCGTAAAGAAGAATGTGACATACGAACCTTTAGTTGGCAAGATGGCAATGAGTAATGAAAGACTTAGGAGATTGGGTGTTGATGATGGCGACATTGTGGGCTTTACTCCTGAGAGCGAGTATGAGTTTACTGTTGATGATGAGGTTATGTACAGAGTTTTTGATAGTCAAATTTCATTGAAGCTGTCGTGAAGTATGGCGGCAATTGGTGGGACGATGACGCTGTTTATAAAGCAGCCATCGAAAGAATTAAATTGAAAAAGAATGGACTCAAAGCAAGTCAGGGAAAGAATAATCCAAGCGGGTCAGGAAGCAGTAGAGCAACTGATAAAGGTCGCTAAGGAAGAAATCATTACAGGAGACCCCGAGGATGAGTTGGCTGCTGACAGGTTAAAAAACGCAGCAGCAACAAAGAAGCTTGCGATTTTTGATGCGTTTGAAATTATGAGTAGAATAGAGTCTGAAAAAGAAAGCTTGAATGAAAGCTCAGATAAAAAAGAAATCTCTAAACAAGGATTCGCAGAGAGAAGGTCTAAGTGATTTGTATTCTGTTGAAGACAATTATGTTTCTAACATAGTTATCTCAAACAAGAACAGAGGCTCCTCTTGGAAGTATGGTTACGACCCAAAGCATGACATGGTCGTCATATCCAAGACAGGTCAGATAGGAGAGATTATAAACATATCAGGTCTTAAGATAGCCCTGCCTTTGGCTCCCAAAAAAGTTTGGGCAAGAAACAAAAAGAAAGAAGAGCAGTATTGGGAGAGGCATGACATACCCAAGCCGTTAGATAAGATTCAATCTATCTTTCAGTGGAATGAGATGGCTGACGCATTTAAGTCTAAGTGGGTCGATTACATTGAGGGAGAGTTTGACAACCGAGAGAATGGTTTTTGGTTCTTGAACAATGGCAAGCCAACATACATCACGGGCTCTCACTATATGTACCTTCAGTGGTCTTCAATTGATGTAGGGTATCCTGATTACCGAGAGGCGAACAGGATATTTTTTATTTTTTGGGAGGCGTGTAAAGCAGACCCCCGTTGTTTTGGGATGGCCTACCTGAAGATTAGACGTTCGGGATTTTCTTTTATGTCATCTTCAGAGTGTGTAAACATGGCAACTCTTGCAAAAAATGCACGGGTTGGTATCCTGTCGAAGACAGGTGCTGATGCCAAGAAGATGTTTACCGACAAGGTTGTCCCTATTAGCTCTAAGCTTCCATTCTTTTTTAAGCCTATTCAGGATGGCATGAACAAGCCAAAGACTGAGTTGGCTTACCGAGTTCCTGCCGCGAAGATTACCAAGAAGAATATGTCTGACTTCAGCCAAGAAGAGCTTGAAGGATTGGACACCACGATTGATTGGAAGAATACTGAAGACAACAGCTATGATGGAGAAAAGCTTATGCTGTTGGCGCATGATGAAAGCGGCAAGTGGCTTAAGCCAAACAATATACTGAACAATTGGAGGGTAACAAAGACCTGTTTGCGATTGGGGTCTAAGGTTATCGGTAAGTGCATGATGGGGTCTACGTCAAATGCTCTTGACAAAGGAGGCTCCAACTTCAAGAAGCTGTATGAAGATTCTCGTCTTGATACAAGAAATAAGAACGGTCAAACGAGAAGCGGGATGTATGCTTTGTTCATTCCTATGGAGTGGAACATGGAAGGATTTATCGACAGATATGGTGCGCCCGTGATGCGTTTAAGCACCATTAAGCCCGTCAGGGGCATTGATGATGCATATATCCATCAAGGGGCGGTTGAATATTGGGAAGCTGAAGTAGAGTCTTTGAAGAATGACCCCGACGCGCTA